AGCGAGTGCCAACACGGTGGTACAGGTTGCCGTGACATCAGACAGCCCGTCCAACCAATATCTTTTCGTAAGTCATGAAAAGACCAACGGTACGGGTCATCCTATCTATGTGCGTGTGAGCACAAGCAACACAGACAATGTGGCTATTCCAACCAATACGGGCGCATATGGCGTCTGTATTCCTCCTGGAGCCATGTTTGTGTTTACTGGCCCACAGTGCAGCAGCAGCAAAACGGTGTATGTCACGGCCATTTCCGAGACTGACTCACCAGAGGTTTATGTCACGCCAGGGGAAGGCTTGTGAGTCATGGCCGAGGAATCCGTGGAAACTCGACTATCTGTGCATGAAGCCATCTGCGCTCAACGCTATCAAGGCATTGAGAACAGGCTAGAGGAAGGCAGCAGGCGCATGAGCCGGATTGAATACCTGCTCTACATCACCATCGCTGCTGTCTTGCTAGGCCCAGGCGTTGCAGCCATGTTCGTCAAGAAGCTCATAGGTATGTAGCATGGCATGGTCAGACGTACTCAAGGCAGTCATCCCTATCGTGGTGGCTGCACTTGCTTGGCTGCTGGGACAGGTTGCATCCTTCTCTGAGCGTCTGACAAAGATAGAGGGACAGATGCCTGCCCTCATTACCAAGGAAGGCGTGCCAACCGACAGCCCGATCAGCGCAGAGCGCAGGCAGATTCAGAAAGAGCAACTGATGGCCCACATCAATGAGTTGCAGGTTAAGGTCAGGCTGCTTGAAGAGCGTGAGCGCATCGCCAAGGGGAACAAGTGATGTTTGAGATTCTTGGTGGTGGATTGCTCGGCAGCATCTTTGGTGGCCTGTTCCGTCTGGCACCAGAGGTGCTCAAGTTCTTGGACAAGGGCAACGAGCGCAAGCATGAGCTGGCCATGTTCACCCTCCAGACAGACCTGGAAAAGATGCGCGGGCAGTTCAAGATGGAAGAGAAGTATGTGGACTTCTCCGTCCAGCAGCTCGACACCATCAAGGAAGCCTTCAAAGACCAAGCTCAGACGGCTAAGGAAGCTGGCTGGGTGGTGTCTGCCATCTCTGCTCTTGTGCGGCCTGGGATTACCTGGGCGTTGTTCTTCATGTACGCAGCTGTCAAGGCTGCAGCTATGGTCATGGCCTTCCAGACGGGAGGGCACTGGACAGAAGTCATCACCCGAGTCTGGGATGCTGATGACTTTGCCATGCTCAATATGTGCTTAACGTTCTGGTTTGTCGGACGCAGCATAGAGAAATACCAGAAGTGATCTCAGATGCCCTCCAAATTTGTGCGAATGCATTGGTCAAACCTTTCGAGGGATATGCTCGGCGTTTGCCAAATGGTGATTGCACTGCCTATCCTGATCCTGGTACTGGTGGGGAGCCTTGGACTATTGGCTACGGTGCTACTGGTAAAGATATTCGAGTGGGCACTGTATGGAGTCTTCAGCAGGCTGAGCAAGCATTGACGGAGCACCTGGAGTATTTCTGTCATGGAGTGCTGCAACTATCACCAGGACTGCTGCAGGAGCCAGACAGGAGGCTTGCAGCCATCCTCAGTTTCGCTTACAACTGTGGGCTAGGGAATTACAGGATTTCAACCCTTCGCAAGCGAGTCAATGCCAAGGATTGGGAAGGTGCGAAGGAAGAGATTGTGAAGTGGAACAAGGCTGCAGGCAGGGTGCTGCCGGGTCTGACCAGGCGCAGAGTCGCGGAGGCTTCATTCTTATGAGCAAGGACAATCCAAGCCTGAGCGTAGGCCGTGGCGAGAAGTTGCCGGTATCTCAGGGTGCAGGCTTGACAGCCAAGGGCAGAGCCAAGTACAACCGTGAGACAGGCAGCAACCTCAAGGCTCCTGCTCCCAACCCACGCACCAAGAAAGACGCCGCGAGGAAGAAATCCTTTTGTGCCCGTATGGCTGGTGTAGTACGCAAGAGCAAGAACTCTGAGCGTGCGAAAGCCAGCATGAGGAGATGGAAATGCCGATGACACCACCCGAGAAGCGTGGCCTGTACTACAACATCAACAAGCGCAGAGCTGCTGGCCTTCCTCCTAAACGGCCTGGTCAGGAAGGTTACCCCACCCGCCAGGCGTTTATCGACAGCAAGAAGACTGCTCGCAACGCCAGGGCGCACAAGCGTTGATTACTGCACCGTAGGCTCAGCAGGAGGCTGCTGAGGTTGTTGTGCTTGCACCTGCTGTGCGAGCTTCTGCAGCAGCGGGAAGGCTCCTGACTGGGTTGGGAGTTGACCCAATACTTGCAGCAGGAATTGAGCTTCGTTAGGTTCTACGTCTAGTTTCATGTTGCGTCCTTACGGTGCGGGAATGAGGCCACCTTCGAAAAGGTAGCTGCCAAAATGACCGAGTTGCACCCACGGTGCAGCCCAGACATCTATCTTGTTGTCACGAGCGATCTTGCAGAAGGCATAGTCTTCTGACAGAAGACGGTTGCTTTCCTTCTCAATCATGACGGGGAAGTATTCGTAGATCAGGTCTTGAGGCTTGACGGTGCCTCCGAGATCACCCACGTCATTGCGGTAGGTCTTGACCTTCTTGCTGAGCTTTGTGAACACCTCGCGTTTGATGAGCATGAAGCCTGTGCCACCGTTGGCCACACGCAGAGGTTTATCCACAGGCACCACCACCTGGCCCTGGTAGTCCAGCAGGTTCACCACCATAGAACCTGTGTAGCGTGCCAGTTCGTTGGCAGGCACACCATCGTTGGCAGAAGCGTGCACCAACCCCCAGTTGATTTCCTTCTTGGGATAGATGCCGCAGATGATGTCCTTGTCTGCCATGACCAGAGACACGATGTCGGCAGGGTTGAACTTGATGTCAGCGTCTATGAACATCAGGTGAGTGCACTCAGGCCGCTTGGAGAAGGCGTGCACGAGTGCATTCCTGGCTCGCTGGATGAGGCTCTCGTTGAACATGAAGGAGAAGCTGACCTCAATGCCTGCATTGCGTGTGATGGTTGGCACCTGCAGCATGGACTGGGTATAGAAGCCTGTGCACATCCCGCCATACATGGGTGTGGCTATGAACACATGAGGTTTGATAGGTTCTTTCTTACGAGGCATGGTGATTCCTTATGTGGTTAGGAGTAGCAGACTGTCAGCAACACGGGTCTGCCAGCCATGTCCTAACCAGCCGACTCAGAGTCGGACTGATCCTGCTGACTGGACGCCTGGTTATAGCCATCTTCATAGCCCAGGCGGTAGGCCAGTTCGTAAATCTCTCGCAGGCTCATGGACAGAAGTGTCAGGATATGTCCTCTATCCTCATCACATACCTGCCCTTGCTGTTCTTGCGCCATCCGTGCACCTCGACTCTGATGCCTGCGTCTCTGACCATTGCTATGGTGTCAGATTCTTCTATCTTTTTTATACGCGCAGCCACACCGGAAGCTGTCACCTGCACAGCAAGAACCTCATTCTTGCGAATAGCTAAGAGGTCACACCATCCCCACAAGTCCTGCCGGATACGGGCGTGAGGGTTCCAGTGCTCGACTATAGCCACGAGGTAGCCCTGCTCACGCAGGTAAGCAAGGCTGCGCTGTGTAGGTGACAGACTAGCAGCCATCAGAAAGGCACGTCCTCATCACGACCACGACGGTACTTAGGCTCAACCTCACGAGGCCCAGACGCAGCTGCTTCCTCACGCTTCTTGCGTGCCCAGGTATCTTCGTTGAGAGAGATCAGGTTGTAGCCCTTAGTGGTCTTGCGAATCCAGGCAGAGAGCTTGAGTTTGTCTCCGGCCTTGTAGTCCATCTCAAGCATGACGTAACCCTTGTACTCCGGGTGTTTGTCAGACTTGCGATCTTCTTCGTAGTACATGACGCCACGGCCTGCACGTTCTTCTGAGTTGTACATTACTTGGTTCCTTTTATCAGGTGATAACGGGCAAATTCCTTGCCGTTGCGGTTGATGGTTTCGGTAACGATGTTGTGTCCTGCCTTGCGGAACTCGTCTATCCTGGCTGCAAGTCGGAAGCACCCAAACTTCT